GCAGGCTCCGAGGCTTGGAATACTTTATCGGGTATACTTACATGGAATAATGCGATTGGAGCAGTAGCCTAATGGCGACAACAACTAACTTTGGGTGGACAACCCCAAACGACACGGATTTAGTTAAGGATGGCGCAGCTGCCATTCGTACACTTGGATCATCTATCGATACATCGATGGCTCAACTCAAGGGTGGTACAACCGGTCAGGTCTTATCAAAGACTTCTAATACAGATATGGCTTTTACCTGGGTTGCTCAGGATGACTCAAACGCAATTCAAAATGCTTTGGTTGATGCTAAAGGCGATCTCATTGCAGCTACTGCAAACGACACTCCTGCTCGCCTAGCCGTAGGCAACAACGGCGAGACACTCGTAGCAGATAGTTCCGCTACTACTGGTTTGCGTTATCAAAGCAATTTTGCAGCAGGTAAGAATAAAATCATTAACGGTGATTTTGGTATTTGGCAAAGAGGGACTACCTTTAGCAATCCTTCATCGGGGCAGTATTTTGCAGACAGAGTAAATTGCTTTTTATCGGGTACTGGTCAAACAAGAACCATTAGCCAACAGGCTTTCACACCAGGAACCGCACCTGTTGCTGGTTATGAAGGTAAATACTTTCTGCGTTACAATCAAAGCGTTTCAGGAACTAGCCCATTAAATGTATTGAAAACTTCTTACATTGAAGATGTGCAAACTTTTGCGGGTCAAACTGTTACATTTTCTTATTGGGCAAAGGTGGGTACGGCTACTAGTCACGGAGCACTAACTCTTTATCAAGTCTTTGGAAGCGGTGGTAGTTCACAAGTAACACAAACTATTGCTGCTGCACCAAGTTACACAACAGATTGGGTTCGTTATTCCTATACCTTTACCGTTCCTTCAATTGCTGGAAAAACTATTGGTACTGGTAGTTACATTAGCATTGACTTCAATCTGCCTTCAACTGGTACATTTACTTTTGATATTTGGGGTCTGCAATGGGAAGCGGGCAATACAGCTACCGCTTTCCAAACTGCAACAGGAACAATTCAAGGAGAATTAGCCGCTTGTCAAAGGTACTACTACCGCACGACAGCCTTAAACTCAAGCAACTGGATGTCTCATTTAGGCACGGCTGGTTCAACTACAACCGCTTATGTATCAGTACCACTAAAAACTACAATGCGCGTATTTCCAACGGCAATAGATTATGCAAGTCTAAGGCTTTTTGACGCTGCCAATCCTGCCACGGCTGTAACCGCGTTAATTATTGACGGTGGTAATAGTGACATTGTGATTCTTGGTGCAAGTGTTGCATCTGGACTGACTCAATTCCGTCCTTATTATCTTTTGGCTAATACAACACCATCTTACTATGGACTAAGTGCGGAGTTATAAAATGGAAAACATCACAACAATTACAAACCGAGACGGCATTGAACACATAATCATTGACCACGGTAACGAGACATTTACCTCAATGACAAAGGCAGAATACGACCGCCAACAAGCGGAACAATCCACACCAAGTGTGACGAATGAAGCCAAGACTAAGTAAGTCAGCCGTTCAGCTGCGTGAACAGATCGATGATGCCTTCCCGGATCGAGATCGGACTAGCGATGGCTGGATCGGTGACACACGACACGCTGCGCGCAAGTCAGATCATAATCCTGATGAGCAAGGTTGGGTACGTGCCATCGATGTCGATCGTGACTTATCCGGAAAAGCAAAACCTGACATCATGCCCGATCTTGCAGATCAGATTCGACTCTATGGCAAGTCTCATCCTGAGCGAATTAGTTACGTCATATTCGACGGCAAAATTGCCTCAGCCAAAAAAGGCTGGGAATGGCGTCCTTATGATGGCATCAATAAGCACAATCATCATTGCCATATCTCTTTCACTAAAGAAGCTGATGAAGCATCTGATTTCTTTCAAATCCCGTTAATTGGAGGCACAAAATGAATGAACTAATTATCGGCGCTTTAGCGCTTGCATCAATTCCAGCAATTCGCGCTGCAATTAAGGCATATCGTGCCAAGAAGTCAGTCGGAAATATTGTTGCTGATGCTGTTGAAGCTGCTATCGATGAAGTTGATCGCAAAAAGAAGTGACAGCAAATGACTGGGCGGGATTCATCCTCGCCATTGCCTCGACGCTTGCTATATTTATTGGCGGTTTGCGTTATTTGGTTCGCGGTTGGTTGTGGACTCTTACGCCGAATGGTGGATCATCTCTCGCAGACCGATTGGCAAGAATAGAGACACGCCAAGAGCAGATGATGGAACTTCTAAAAAAGTAAGGGACACTTATCCACATGGCGAGAAAACCTACTAAGGCGTTAGAGGAACAAGGGTACTCAAAACTCGATGCTTACTGCATCGGGCTTCATGAATATTACAAATCTTTACGCAAAGCAGGCTTTGACGAAGGTTTAGCGTTATTTATGATAACTGACGTTCAATCGTATCCAGGATGGATTCTGCCTGACCCAATAGAGCCTGAAAAATTTGGCGATTACGAGGACGACGACGAGGACTAAATGACAGTCAAGAGGATCGCTTGGATTTCAGATATTCAGGCACCATTCTTTCATGAAGCAGCAGTCAAAAATCTAGGCAAGTTTTTAAGGTCTTATAAGCCTCATCAAACTATTTGTATTGGCGATGAAATTGATCTCCCGCAGCTTGGTGGCTTTGCTCAACCATGGCAAGAAGTCGAGGGCAACATCGATGAGGATCGCAGATTGACTCTCGAAATCCTTGAATATCTAGGCGTTACCGATGTTGTTGGATCTAATCATGGCGCTCGCGTTTACAAGTCTTTAAGCCGTCGCCTACCCGCTTTTATGAATCTGCCTGAGCTGCGTTATGACAAGTTTATGGGATACGACAAAGCCGGAATCAAGTACCATCCAAACGGCTTTGACTTTGCTCCTGGTTGGCACACCTGCCACGGAGACGCTTTCCCGCTTTCAAATAAGCCGGGTCAAACTGCCTTAAACGGCGCTATGCGTATGGGTAAATCGATCGTGTCGGGTCACACGCACAGACTTGGATTATCTGCTCATTCTGAGGCTTCAGGAGGGCGCTACGGGCGCATTGTGTGGGGTGTTGAGGTTGGCAACCTTGTAGACCTTTCAAGCCCCGGAATGGGCTATACAAAGGGTTATGCTAACTGGCAGATGGGCTTTGTCGTCGGTACTCTGCATGGTAAGCGCTTTACGCCTGAACTCATTCCAATCGATCCAAAAGACGGATCATTTATCTATCAAGGCAAACGCTGGGGCTAAAAGGTTCCAAAAGGTAACCTAAATCGTTATCGTTTCGTTATCTGATAAACGTGTAATTGTCTGTTAATTGTGAGACCGTAATCCTGTAGCCAACCCAGGCTACAGAATCGGGAGTAACAAAATGTCAATACAAATGCCAATGATTATTGTTTTACTTGCTGCTAACGTCCTTTGGTTTATTGTCGGATGGGCAATGGGCTATAAGGAATCTGAAGAGGATCGTAAGTTTATTGTCCAGGCGAGTGAAAATGCGCGCTAATGACATCCTTGACGAAGCCAAAGACCTCATCCAAGACCGAGGCAAAGATTACGGCTTGGCAGCTCTCAATCACCTTCGAATCGCCAAATTGTGGTCAGCCTACCTTGAACGTAACATCGAGCCTCACGAAGTCGCAATCTGTATGGCACTTGTCAAAATCTCACGCTTACAAGAGACAAGCCTCCACTCAGACAGTTACAAAGACGGCGCAGCATACATTGCGCTCGCTGGACAGATTGCATCAACTGATTGGAGTGACCTTGACAGTTATTAAGGCAGCCCCTGGTGTTTGGTGCGATTATTGCAAGGTTAGATTTGGTACCACGTCGGTACTAGGTCAAAAAGGCGCTAGTTACACAGTTATCAGCAATCATCCAAAAAGCCAAGGCGTACGCCGAAACTATTGCAATGCCTGCGCCATCGAGGTTCAGACATGGGCAGACGGTACTGTTTGGTCACTACCGGAACAAACCGAGTATCTAATGAAACAAGAGGAGTTACCAAGTGTTTAATTTGGCAGATTATGAAACGGTTGAAAGCCGACTAGAGAAGTTTATAAAGGATTTCCCGGATTTCAGAATATCGACGGAATTGGAGTCATTTCAAAATGATCGATTTATTGTTAAAGCATACCTATATCGAACTTTTGCAGATAGCGTTGCGTTTTCCACCGGATACGCTGAGGAGAAGGTTACTGATCGCGGTGTTAATTCAACTTCAGCGCTGGAAAATTGCGAGACTAGCGCGATCGGTCGGGCGCTTGCAAATGGCGGTTACGCAGCTAAAGGTAAGAGACCATCTAGAGAAGAAATGAGCAAGGTTGAACGCCTAACAGCCAAGGACATCGCCAAGGCTAAAGAAGTGCCAAGTTTTGCCACAAAAGAGGAAGCACTAGCTGCTGATCCTTGGACTACAGAGCCAGTTTATGGCGATATCAAAACTCAACCAGTTGTTACTGTTTCAGAAGCCATGGACACGATTTCTCATATTCTTGGCGTTATCAATGAGGAAGAATGTGAGCATGGAGTTATGAAATGGAAGGAAGGCGAGAAGAATAATCGTGCTTGGGGCGGTTTCTTCTGTCCAGGCGGAAATGTAGCACCTGCTCAAAACTGTCCTACTCGCTGGTACAACCTTGGATCATCAGGCAAATGGGAAAAGCAGAAACTAAGGAGCGTTTGAAATGGGATTTGTCGAAATAAACGTCAATGGTCAATGGATGAATTTGATGTCAATGTCAGTACGTTGTCAGTTATGCAATGAGGAAGTAATCATCGCTCACTTGGCTACTGTTGAAAATACAGATATGCCAAACAATGCCACTTGGACTTGCAAGAGATGTCATTCAGTCAATGGCTAATCATCGCAAAACGAGAGGCTATCGGACTCAAAAGGTTATAGCCGATTATTTGAAACAATGGTGGGAATACGCCGATACTGCTGGCGCTGGACGTCAGGGTGAGGACATTCTCAACATTCCAAGCATTGCGATCGAGGTAAAGGCAAGAAGTGATTTCCAACCCTTAGCATGGATTAAACAATCAGCTGCAAATGCCAATGGCAAACTGCCAATCGTGATTATGCGTTGTAATGGGCAAGGCGAGGATGCAGGCGAGTACCTGGCTTTTATGAAAGTCAAGGATTTGATGCCTATTGTTGCCAGTAAAGCACCAAGCCACGAGATTGTCAGATGCGACCAAGATGGAACATACTTATTCAAAGGAATGGAGTGTTCAACGTGCCGATCTATGAATACAAATGCGTCAAATGCCAAATAGCCATGGAGATTGAAAGATCAATCCATGAAGAAGCAGATCCAATCTGTTGCGGTGAATCTATGCGTCGAGTCTATAGAACGTTTGGAATCCAATTCAAAGGCGATGGATGGGGACACCAATGACACGCCGTATTTCACGCTCAGTATTTGACAAGGCTGGTACGCTATCGACGCAGAGCCCATCAGGGGCTCACCGCGACCCGCTGAGGCGGGTAGGTCGCGGGGTGCTAGTTGCTATTGGGATAACTCTGTTTACACCGGCTTATGCCGGTTCACCTGATGTGGTTAAACAATTAACACCACAAGAATATGCAGCTACACTATTAGAAGATGAACAACAGATGAACTGCCTGGATAAACTTTATACAAGGGAATCGAATTGGAGATCAGACGCAGTTTCAGGATCTCATTACGGAATACCACAAGGACGATCTGATTATTTAAAGACAGCAACAACAGAGCAACAAATTATGTGGGGATTGAAGTACATCGATAATCGATATGGATCACCTTGTGCAGCTTGGTCATTCTTTCAAAGGCATAACTACCATTAAAGAATCATCGTTAAGGAATACAGGTTCAACCTCTCAATGGAGAAGGTTAAGGTTGATGGTGCTTAAACGCGATGGCTATATATGCCAGCGATGTGGAATGGAAGCAACACACGTAGATCACATCATACCGAGACGCTTGATGACTGGTGAAGCAGTAGACTCTCTAGATAATTTACAATCTTTATGCAAGAAATGTAATTTACAGAAAGGGGGTACGTTTTTTGAGAGCGTTAGGACAC